TGCATCTGTCCCTGTGCCTCGAATACCTACTGCACGATCAGCACCGAATACAGCTGTACCATTAGTTAGACTAAACATATAATCAAAATTTGCACTGCCTGGTAATGAAGCACTATTAAACCACAAAGAGATAGTGCAGTCTCCGTCACTTGGGGCTAAATCTCGTTCGTCAACTAGTAAATGATCATCTGAACCATCAAATGATCCTGAGAAAAAATTTGGATACGCACCACCACCACTAGTTCCACTACTAGTTGCGGACTTACCTCCACCTAGTCCTAAACCAAGTGATATGGTTGAACTCCCCATACTAAATATTATAGGCAATTACAGCACCACTCGTTAAGGTGACGCTTGAAAAATTTCCGTATAATACAGTCCCAGCAGACAACGTGGTTGCATCTTGCCCGGTACATATATCATTCAAGTTAGTAATGTTGCTGGTTTGTGCTGCAAGCACAGTATCCTCAGTTGCTTGGATTGCAAAAAAGTTACCTGAATGTGCAGCGGTATCATTAATATACTCACCGCCATTAAGCCCTAAACCTCTGTATTCTGATGTAGATCCCATAGTATTATTCGTTATGCAGATGAAACTGCTGTTGTTCCGTAAGTTATAAATTCTAATGGAGTGGATTGTTTCTCTTGTCTTTCGAGTTTATCCAACTCTGATTGTATGATTTGTTCTGCTTGTGCGTAAATGACTTGTGCCTTGTCAGTTTGCCCATCAGCTTGCAACCAATCTCCATAAGCACCAATCACCGCATACTCGCTGAATACATATGGAAAGTCACTTGCCCCACTTGCATACTCAGGAAATGGTGCGCGATAATATATCCATACAGGTGCAGTTGAACTTCGATCTGGTAGTATTGCCTCACCATAATCACTCGCACCTGTTACATATATATTTTTGTAAGCTAAATCATTTGCACTTGTACCCCCATATGGGTCGTTGTCTGTGACTCTAAATATTTCACTTATGTCTGTACCGAAATCAATGTAGGCAAGCATACTTGCTGTTGCTGTTGCCCCACTTCCACTTCCACCACTAAAGCTGACTGTTGGTTTACCTGTAAAGCCTGTGCCATTATTTGTAACTGCAACTCCGTTTACTTCCCCATCGCTATTAATTGTTGCAGTAGCTGCGGCACTTGAACCTCCTCCACCACTAAATGCGACTGTTGGAGCAGATGTATAGCTCGCACCTCCACTTCCAACTTGAACACTTCTTACACGCACGTCAGGTATGACTTGCTTGATACGAGATGCAAATGGCCAGGCAGTACGATCCCAGGCTAATTTACCAAAACGATTAAAGCTACGTACTGCTGCTGTGTTTTCAGCAGTAAGGAATGAATCCACGCCAACCATACTTACTAAGTTGGTTAACATGGTGCTTACTGCTACTCTTCTCATGCGAAACTTGGTTTACTAAAACCTCCCTGTACGAAGGTCTTTTTAGAAAATGATTTTGCTTTGAAGCTTGGGTTGTCACGGAAGAACTCGTTTACAAAACTCTTATCTCCCCAACATCCCTGCTTGTATTGATGCCAGCGAAAGTATTCACGTGCTGGTATTGTGCCTTTCAATTGACCAAGACCTTCAACCTGTCCTCCGTGCTGACTTTCTTTACCAGCTTGGATTTCACGTTTTTTTGCTTCGTACTTTTCAAGATCAACCTCGTAACGAAGATGTTTCTCTAGGTTCTTCATAAACTGAGAACCATTGCCTTGTCCCTTACCCCACTTTGGTATGAATATTTCTGCCATAATAAATTGATGTGGAAAAGGGAGTGACCTGAATTGCAGATCACTCCCCTAATCCTAATTCATGCGATTAAGCAAATCGACCTAAGTCAAATATCCTCAATCCGATTATTACTTTACCAGCAGTTAGATCACCTGTAGTACCACCAAATTTGTAGTACACAGTTGCATCAGTTTGAGTTAATCCTACAGGTAAAGATCCACCAGCAATTGTGGTGTTACCAGCAGACTGAACTAACGCATCACCTGTATTAGCCACAGGTGCAGACATTGCATCAACATCAAGATTGTCGATAAACTCATCTGGATCACTACTTGTTGTTCCAACATTTAAGGTAATGTCAGTTGCTCCTGCAAGTGCTTCTGCCTCATATACAACTGCAACGTCAACTCCACCGCCAGCGGGGATGGTTGCAAATGCTGTTGCCGTTGTTCCAGCTGATTTAATGTCCTCGAAGTCTAGTGTAATTACGTCTGTAAAATCACCATTTGCCTCATTATTTGATAATTGGTTACCCATATCTAAATCTCCTTATTTTTAAGTGTTATTAGTTAAAATAGCCATGAGCAACAGGTGACAAGCAAGCAAGGCCAGCTACGACATCGACAAAACCTCTGCGGCCGCCTCCTTGATTCTCTAACTCAGTTACAGACTCAGCTTTCAAGGACATCATGGATACATACTCAGGATCAATTAAGAGTCCTGCATTTGCGTCAACTGTGTCAGATCCGCTTGTTCTGTTGATGAAAAGGCTAGGTGTTATGAAAATATTCCCAAAATCACCCTCGTAGACATTAACTGTAAGCGTTATCTTCTTGGATTCAGCATCTTGATTAACTGTGTAAGTTCCATTAGTTGCGGCAAGCTGACGAGAGAATCCAGAGATATCTTTCTTTAGCGTTGGGCCTGCAAGTAAGGTTAACTGTCCACCAGGCATTCCGTTTGCTTCGTACAAAGACTGAAGTACAGCATTGAACTCAGTTTCTGTTACAGGAGTTCCACCTGTGTCATTAGCAACATTCTGCGCAAAGGTAGGGACATCGGAAGGTTGTCCACCAACTCCTAACCATTTAAGCATACCACGAGTTTTGTAAGGTGCGCCTGCTCCTGAGTCTGCTTGTCTGTCTTGTGAAGAACAGAATGCAGATTCAATTGAACGTTTTACGTTTCGTACAGCTTTGCTTTCTGCATTTGCAAATTCTGATGCGACACCAGCAGTATCAACCATCTCTTGCAGATCTGATACCATAAATGTATCACGGAATTTTTGTATGTAATTTCCGATTCTAGCACGATCAGCAGACTGATTTTTAAATGCAGTTACATCTTCACCTTCCTCAATTCCACCAAACTCTGGCGAGTTTAATTTATCAACTTGGTATTCAAAGAATGTTCCTGTTGCTTTTCCTTTTTTAATCATTGAAACGAATGGAGTCGCTTCAGGTTCTAAAACGGAAATAATCGAGGTTAAGTCCTCTCTATTTCCAGCAGTATTGTAGGTTGCGGCTTTAGCCATATCTATATCCTCCTTATGTTAAATTATTTAGCGATTGATCGCTTTAGTTTTATGTAATTTTGGTAGTCTGCTATGTTGCCTGACTTCTCAAATTTAGCATGAGCAGCCTGGACAAGCTTCTTATGTTTACTTCCCTCGGATCTTGGTTTACTTGCACCTGCCTCTGTGGATGCCACAGGCGCAGTTGGTTTCTTCAATTTCTTTGGTTTACCTGCATTAGCTTGCTTTGCTTTTACTGCCTTTAATCCCTCAACCATCAACCCAAGTGCAAAGTTGCTGTTGGGTAAGTGGTCAACTAAGGGCTTGTAAAGCGGACTTTGCTTCACCTGCATGAATAACTTATAGTCATCACTTTCGCCATCGCTTAGAAACTCGAAAGTTTGGACTGCCTGTTGGTCAGATTGTTGACGTTCCTGTATCCACTTCTGTCTTGCTGGAGCATCTTTGCGAAGGATCTTTTTTGCATTCGCTTTGATACGTCTCAAGTCAGACTTGGTATAAGTCTTGTCACCATCCTTAACCACATATTCATTGCCAGCATCATCATACTCAACTTCGTTTTCCATCCCCTCGTCTGCCCATTCAATGAGCGTATTTAGGTTCTCGACTTCTTTGGTGAGTGCGTTGATGTCGTTGACATTATGCAGAGCATTATCTTTTAGAAATGCAGGTTGTTCAGCAGGCACGGGTGCTTGCTCAACTTGCTGCTGGAGTTCTTGGTTTTCAGCTAACAGGGCATTCTTCTGTGCGGTTAATTTTCCAAACCGCTTTATTGCAGAAGCATTTAACTGTTTAGCTAAATTCTTGGTCTCCTCCTCGGATAATGAATCCAGGTCTATGTTAAACTTTGAAAGAACATCTGAAGGTTGTTCGGGCGGCTCATCTGATTCCTCTTCTGATTCATCCGGCACTTCAGCAGACTGATCCTCTGATTCCTCTTCTTCCGTAGATTCTTCTGCAACGGGTTCTGATTCCTCATCGGTTGTGGTTTCGGTTTCCTCGGTTTGGCGTTTCTGCATCAGAGATGATGCAAGTTCTGCCATCGTGAGATTCCCTTCACCAGACGTTAAACTATTTACAGCAGAATTTTCGGAGGATTCTGAGACAACCTCTTCTGTTAATGTTTCCATAAGAGCAAGGCATAAATAGCCTAGTGTAGCAAAATGTAGTTTATTATGCTATAAAAGGCAACAAAAAAGCCCTTGTGACCTACCCCAAAAAGATCACAAGGGCCATGAGCATCACACACAATCAAAATTACATATTGTAAAAAGTATCTAGTTCCTCATCAATTGCTTCAAGCTTACCACACATCATGTAATGTCTGTTGGTGGAGTCTACGATAGCTTTATTCTGCAATTGACGAATAACCTCTTCACGCATTGCCTCACGCATTTCTATATATTTTTTAAAGTGAGGGTCATTTTTTAAAGTGGCTAATGCCTGGATTGCTTCATCCGGGTCAATATCATGGTAGGTTTTTCTTTTGCGTGGACTCATCTTTTTTTACCTTTGTGCAATCCATGCTTGGCATACTGTTTGCCCTTACGAGTAGCTGCTCGTTTCTTTCTGTTTGCTGCTGCAAGTTTAGCTCTACCAGACTTTGTGCTTTTTAGCTTTTTAATTGTTTTGGATGGAGCATAAACCTCGCCTGTTTCAGATGACTTCTTGCCTGATGCTGTACGCCACTTTTGTTTACCCCATCGCTTGAGCGACTTTTGTGACTTAGCCAATGGCATTATTTATATCCTCCACCTGCTGCCTTGTATTGTTTGGCAAGCATTTGGGCTTTCCTAGCACTCCATTGTCCAGCTTTACCTCCCTTTGAGCCTGCCTTTATTTTTGCAAACAAGCGTTTACGCATGGTAGGCTTGGTGTAGTTACCAGCTTCATTGACACGGGACTTAGCTTTTTTCTTAGCTACCATTTCTTACAAGACCAATAACCAGCAGTTAGTTTAGACTTTTTCTCATCGCATTTATGTCTTGCTCTGAAGGATTTACGCCTGGCGGGAATGTTCTTTTTGATCGACATATTAGGATCACCGAATCTGACAAGGCGTACTTTATCGCCCTCCTTAGCAAGAACAGCAAACTTCTTGGACTTACCAGGGGTGCGCTTGGGTTTATTATAAGCACTAAACCTTTCATTGCGATAGGTTATGCTCACTTCTTTTTACGCTTGTAAGACATTTTCTTGCCTGTCTTCTTGGCATATGATTTGGCTTTTGCCATACCTTTTTTTCCGTATCCGAATTTTTTTCCTCCTACCATTGGCATAATATTATCCTCCTTTAAGCTGCTTGTCCTGTTTGTCCAAATTGTGTGGGTGCTGCTCCCAACCTTCCAATCTCAGCGTTTTGTTTTTGCTGTATCTGCATTTGACGCTGACTTAAATAGTTCTGAATACGCTCTTGTAATGCTGGATCTTGTTGTACCTTTTGAGCCACATCAGGTTGCTGTAACCATTGTTGAAACACTTGTAGTTTCATCTCATGGGCATCGTTAGGTTTAACATTTGGAGCAACGCCAGCATAAATTTCCGCAATGGTTTGCCTTTCCTCATCCATTGCTTTTTGAGTTGCAGTTTCTTTTGGAAGCATGACGCTTTCAGCAGCACCAGGTAAAATCTGACCAACTGCAATTTGTAGAAGTCTTTCTGTATCGAGCGTTCCATTCTTATCAAGCTGCATTCCCAATTGTGCGATTGCTTTGACACGCTCAAGCATTTGCTCTGGATCTTGTGTGGCAGCATCAAACTGCATATAAAAATCAAACCTTTCTCCTGGTCTTCCCTTATCATACTTCTGCATATCCTGCATACCTGTGACTCGGAAGTATTCTTGGTCAGGGCCATACTGCTGATAGAGTGAGTAGACTTGTTCCAATAAAAGTTTCAAGTGATGAAATACTTTATCAATCACTTCTTGTTGTTTCATCTGCGCCTCAACAGGATTTACTCCTGGTGCGTTTCTACCAAAGTATCTGTCTGCTTGTTCTTGTATGTATCTTCTTAGTTCAACATTTACTGCTGATCCACGTGGTGTGTCTGCAAATCTTACCTCACCGGGTACACGATAAGGCAATTTTACACCTGGGCCAAAACGAGAAGGCGCACGTCCCAAAGGATGCTCTAGCGGTGGTAAGGTGGTAAGACTTTGCGAATCAATCGCTGCATCTGTCTCGACCTTGAGTACCTGCTGAAGGCTTTCAATAAGCTCCGGGTATGACCTTGAGGAGTACAGTTTTTTGTCTGTTTTTTCAAGAGTAGTAACTACAAATGGATATTGCCCGTGCGCATAGTCAAGAAGTTGATGTTTGGCATAAAGATCAGATATATTGGCATGATAGATCGTACAGTAAATGCCAGGAACATTGTCCTCGTCCAACAGTCTTTGATAACAGTACACAATTCTAATAAGACTATTATCATCACTTCTAGTAAACTCATCATTCTCACGCAGTTGGTAGATATTTTCATCTGTATCTTCACCCTGCCCTGCTAGTTCAATAGCAGCATCCACAAACTCTTCTGACCAATTTTCAGTATTAATTTTAGATCTTAATTGCTCTGGAGTCATGGAAACACAATGAAACATGTAAGGTGCTTCTTGTGGATCAATGCAGTAGCTTGGCCAAAATACATCTTCATCAGGTGCAAGAGCTTTAATCTTAGGTCTGCTTACAACTTGGCGTGTGACAGGTACTGTGGTTTCTCCATCCTTACGCATTTCCTTTAACATTGCCCGTGCCTTGGACTTGCTAATATCAAACTGTGTTTTAAGTGCCTCACTTAATTCCTCATCCATACTACCATCTTGAATTGCTCCGGCAATCTGTGGGAGGACTTGGGCAATCTCTTCAAGCTTGATAGTTTGCTGTTGCTTGAGTTCCTGATTCTCATACCAAGCATAATGAACCATCATTCCTTTCTCGAAAAAATGATTCAAGCCAAGCTCAATCTCAGGGTAAAACTC